ACTTGTGACGGTATTACAGAGACTTCTGCTTTGGGAGGGCGATCAATACAAGTAAAGTTTCCTGCAACTTCTTTGGCTGTCAACGCATTTCAAGATGCGTCGAGATTGAAATACCTATGCGAATTAAACGTTTACGAGTTTGACACTCGATTAGGTGTTGCCAGCCCTCAATCGGCACAGATTTTGATTGCAAGCTTCGTGGGGTATGTGTCTAGGATGAATGGTTCGTTTACTGCGCTTAGAGTAGAGCTTGGTTCAACGCTTGCGCCTATTGGGGCGCAGATCCCGCCACTTACCGCAACTAACGCTTTAGTTGGAGTCCCTATCCAAATATGACTCTCGAATTTACCGAACCTCTATTTTTACTGTCAGCGCAGACTGGCTTGTCTGTGTCCGAGTTGCAGGCTCAGGCGGCAGAGGGTAATCCAGATGTTTCAGGGCCTCAAGCAGTTTTAAAAACAGGTGAGCCTATTCCTATTGTTTTTTGTCGTCGTAGAGAAATTAATTCTGTGCAGACGGGCGGAGCAATGGTCGCTCCAAAAGCAAGCGAAGGTAGTTTTTCCAACGATGTAGTCGCCAATAAATTAAAGACTGGTGGAACGTGGACTGACGTAACAGTCAGAGAAGAGATTTACGTAAAACTGCTACTTGTTGTTAGTCAAGGTCAAATCGGTACGATTCAAATTAGAGATATGTTTTACGGCAACTGCCGCCGTGGAACGTACAATCAAGGGTATGCTGCGCGAGCAGGTAACTGGTCGCCTGGCAACACAATTGATGATTACCTAGAAGCAGTTGTTGCTCAAGATTCAGGCGGGTTTTATCCGTTGCCATCTAGTCCAATTACAGACAAAGTGTATAAATTGGGCGACAGTCTTTACAGTGTAGTTACCAGAGATGCGGCTGGGGCCACAGCAGCTTATTTTCTCGACTACCAAGAACACAAGATGCCCACATTTTGTGGAACGTCTGGAAGTTACAGCGACCTAACGACACTAAGTTTTGAAATAACTTTAGCTGGAAATACAGATTGGAATAAACAGATTAGTGCTTTTGTAAGAGAAGGTCTTCAGGTTACGAGAATATTAGGCGGGGCTACAGGCTCTTCTGACAACTTTGTTGATCTTGCAAAGTATTTGATGCTGCAAAGCGGAAGGTTGCCGAGCGATTTAATTGATGATTCATCGCTTAGTATTGCGGCCAATTTTACTGACGCTAATAACTTTTTATTCAATGGCGTTCTAACCAAAAGCGAAAACCTATCTGATTGGCTGCAAAAAACCTCGTATAATTTTCTGCTTCGTTTGACAAACACTAATGGCAAGTTTGGGCTAAGGCCGCGTTTGCCGTACAATACAAACTATACAATTAAAACAACAACGATTACGCCAGAATTTACTTTCACGGAAGACCATGTTCTTGGTGGTGGCTTTGAGATTGATTTTGTCAGCTTGGAGGATAGGGAGCCTGTTTGTGTCGTAGCGCAATGGCGGCAACAACCTGAGGCTGATTTTGGTTTGGTACGGACAGTAAATGTTCGGTATCAGGGTGAAGCAGCATCTGGCCCATTTGTATCGATGGATCTAAGCGGTTACTGCGTAACAGAGAATCACGCCATCAAGGCTGCAACATATAAGCTTGCTACGCGCAAACACGTTACGCATCATTTGCGTTTAAAAGTTCGTGAAAGAAACTACAACAGTACGCTCGAGGTAGGAGACATTGTCCGCGTGCGTTTGCAGCGAGAAACTTCAGAAGGGGAAATTCAGCATCACGACAAGGTATATGAGATTGCCAGAATTGAAAAAACTTTTGGCAGTTTAATCAAGTATGACTTAACGCACTTTCCAGTAGATAATCAAGGTCGAAGCATTGTGGCTAAAGCCGTTAACGATGCTGTTGGGGCGGGTAACGTCATTAACGTTGGACGCAGCACACACGACTGCGACACCAACAGTTCAACAAGCACAACCGTTGTCGGAACGGCTACATCGACACAGGGCAATCCTCCATCAACCAATGACACAGAGAGTGATATTCCCACGCCTGACAGTGGAAATCAAGACTCCACATATCCGGGCACTATTGTCAACATAACAGATCCAATTGATCAGCCTATAGCGGAAACAGCGACAACTACAGGCTCTAATACGGGGTATGGAGGCTCTTCTTTTACCCCTGGCAATGCAGTAGAAGTTTCAACGACTGCTTTAGCTTGCCCTAATGGGCGCGTTTGTTATTACAGATTAGACAAGGCAACAGGCGTTAAAACGTTACGCGAATGCAAAACAGAGCCTATAGCTGGCAAGTTTACTTCTTTTATCACAACTGCAGATATTAATTATGCAATTGTAGTGGAGGGCGAATGTCCAGATCCTTCAACTGATACTGGTTTTGGCACTCCAATTCCACTTGGAGAAACTCCAGTTGTAATTCCTGACCCAAGTCAATATAGCTATGCCCGTTTTGCTGGAGTAATGTTGACATACGCGTTCCCGTCAATGGAACCAGTCGTTGAGACTGTAACTAGTGAGTGGGTCTCTTGGGACGGCACTACTCCAACCCCGGCTGGAGCTTATTTGACTGTTGGCACGGCTGTGACAGGTATTGGAGGTTTTATTTATGGCATTAGGATTATCGATTCATATTTCCCAAATCCTTATACTTCAAATGGCAATTTCCTCGAATGGACCCCGGCGGTAAATTACTATAGTTTGACTCAAGGAGCACACATAGGACTTCTTGGTGTTACTAGCGTTCCTTGGCGTGCTCATGTAGGCGCCGTTGCGCGTAGATTCACAGGCTCTGGGGGCACGGGGGTATATATAGGCGATATAGGAGGTCAGGGTTACACAGGTGTAGGTGTTACCCCAAACCCATTCACGAGTAACTTTAACACGCCTGAATTTTATGCCTTTCTGCCAGCAGATAATAACTCAAATGCACCAACCCGGAGGGTTAGGATTAGCGGTGCTTGGGAATTTAGCAATGATACTACTAGCACAAAAACTGTAATGGCTACATGGAAGGGTACTGATGACAATGGTGATCCCTACATCGAAAGTGATGATGATACCCTTTTACTTGGAACTTAACTATGGCTGATTTTCCTTCACTGTCACCGCAAAGCAGAAGCTATACACCTGGCTCATTTGCTGTGCGTCGTTCCAAGACGCTTTCGGGAGAGGAAGTTACCGTCCGCCGAACAAATGCCGCTATTGACTACAAATTAAGGTTCACATTTACGAGTGGGTCAACAGCCCAACAGAATCAGATTTTTTCGCATTATGCAATTCAAAATCGTTTCCAGCCATTTGATTTGCCTACTTCTGTGCTGCAGGATTCCGGCTTGACTTTTCCGGCAGGGTATCAATGGATTTATGCGAAGGCCCCTACGGTTGTTTACGATCCAGGTGTCATCAGAGTGTCAGTAGAATTACTGCTAGTGGCTCCATATAATATTTGACATGAGCACTTTTCCAACTCTTATACCAAACTCAATCGACTTTGATTTTGGTACGCCGCAGATTAGTGAATATTCCGCTTTTGGCATAGGCCCGATACGTTTTAGGCATACAGACTATATAAGCGGCCAAACTTTCAGCCTTAAATATCAGGCGCTCGACCAAACCTCAATTGAGCTACTGCGGACTCACTATTCAGACAACAGTGGTACGGCGGGCGAGTTTTCCGTTCCGACTTCTGTTGTTGGCAGTGTCAATGCAGTTAATTCCGCCAGTATTTATCGATATACGACAACTCCAACTGAAGAACATATTGGCTTTCAACGGTATAACGTCACTATTTCTATACGTGCAATTGAAGGAGTCCTGATCCAGTTTATTTTAGTTGGTGAGCCTGCTCAGCTGGGCAGTTTGGCTGCTTTTGATAGTTATGCGTTTTCAGGCACTGCGCCTTTCATCTTGGACGCCGACGATGCTGATCCGGCAGTAGCCGCCAGCCTTATACTGGATTCCGGGGGCGCTTGATTATGACGGCAACAAACGTTCGAGTTCAGATGCAACAGAGGCGGGACACCGCTTCTGGTTGGACTACCGCGAACCCAACACTTTTAAGTGGTGAGCTGGGTTATGAAACAGATACTGGAAAATTCAAAATTGGAAATGGCTCTACAGCATGGAACTCCCTTGGCTTTGTTCCTGCCTTTGGAATCAGTGCTTATCCGCTAGCTACTGCGGACATTGCAAATGCTGCTGTAACCGCTGCCAAGCTTGCCAACACAAGTGTTGCTGCAGGCTCTTACACGACAGCAAACATCACAGTCGATGCCCAGGGTCGGATAACAAGTGCAGCGTCAGGTGCTGGGCTGGCTGATGGTTCGGTCACAACTGTCAAGATTGCAAATGATGCTGTAACTGGTGACAAGCTTGCAAATGACATCACGATCGCCAACAACCTCACGGTTACGAACGATCTAACTGTTAACGGCACAACAACAACAATTGATTCGACCACGCTTGTAGTTGAAGACAAAAATATTGAGATCGGAAAGGTTTCGACCCCTACAGATACAACGGCTGACGGTGGCGGTATCACGCTTAAGGGTGCGACAGACAAAACCATTAACTGGGTCAATTCGACTGATGCGTGGACATTCAGCGAACACCTGGACATTGCGAGCGCGAAAGAGTTTCGTATTGCTGGAACGAAAGTTTTAGATGCGACGAGCTTGGGCACTGCTGTTGTTGCTTCCAGCCTTACCAGTGTTGGAACGATTGCGACTGGAGTTTGGAACGGCACGCCAATTGCGACGGCTTACATCGCAGACGATGCGGTAACGGCTGACAAGCTTGCTGACACCTCTGTAACTGCTGGCAGCTACACATTAAGCAGCATCACTGTTGATGCTCAAGGCCGGGTCACAGCAGCATCAAACGGAACTGCTGCAGATACTGACAAGATTGTTGAAGGCGACACCGAAGCTGAGGTTGTTGACACAGGCTCCGATGGTCATTTCAAGGTTACGACCGAAAACGCTGAAAGGTTCCGTGTTGGCCCTGCTGGCCAGATTGGTATTGCTGGAGCGAATTACGGGACAAGCGGCCAGGTTTTAACAAGTGGTGGACCGTCAGGTGCAATTACGTGGTCTGCTGCTGCTGCTGGAGCGACTGGCGGTGGATCAGACGAATGGGCTTTAGAGCATGACAACACGATTACCACGACTTATACGATTGCTACTGGAAAGAATGTGATTTCTGCTGGTCCGCTTAGTATTAATGCAGCGGCAACCATTACAGTGCCTGCAAATAGTTTTTGGGTGGTTGTCTAATGGCACTGCGACTAAAAGGACAGACCACAGGCTATGTAGAGCTTGCGGCACCTGCTACAGCAGCTGACAACACACTGACGCTGCCAAACGGGAACGGAACGAATGGCCAAGTTTTGACGACTGACGGGTCAGGCGGCTTGTCGTTTACGACAATATCGGTTCCAGCTGCTGGGGTGAGCCTTGGACTTGCTATTGCGTTAGGTTGATCTCATGGCTGAAACTTTTAACAACGCATCCGTCAAACTAACGACGACAAATGCGACAGATTTATACCAAGCACCA